CGGCTTCGTCCTCCGCGTCAGCGGGGAGGGCCTTGCCATGGCGGGCGGCGGCGTCGGCCACAACGGCCAGGACATCGGCTCGACCCACAAGCACCCCGACGTAATGCCGGGCCCCGCCAAGACCGGCACCCCGGTGGAAACGGGCCCCGTCCCCTAAACAACAATCCGAAAGGTTCGGACGATGAAGAACACCCTCGAAGCCCTGCTGCGGGCCCGGCTCGCCGACAGCCGCGCCATGGTCGGCTCGCTGGACATCAACCACGACCGGGTGCTGCTGCACTTCGGCGCCATCGGCGATCTCCCTCGGGTCACGCTGTCGATCAACGACAACGAGATCGCCATTGCCCTGCCCGACGACCTCGCCGTCGAGTGGCGCCTGGGCGACGAGGGCAAGCGGTCCCGCACCCCGCTCGACCCGGCGGTCCCGCTGACCGCCGTGTTCGACGGCGACAAGTTGACCGCGGGCAACGGCGGCCCCGAGATCATCCTCCCCGAGGCGTTCTACGAGTATGTCGCCGCGGCGATCCTGACCGGCGAGGGCGACGAGGACGAGCCCGACGCCGCCAACGGGGCCACGGCGGCCGAGACGGGCGCCGACGGGGAAACCCCCGCCGAACCCGGTCAGGGCGCCAACGGGGCCAACGGCGGCCCGGAGTTGGTCGACCCCGAAAAGCACAACCGCGACGCGCTGGTGGCGATGGCGAAGGCCGAGGGCGTCGGGATCGGCAAGGACGACACCAAGCGGGTGATCGCCACCAAGATCAACGACAGGCGCACTGCCGCCGCCAACTAAGGGAAGCCCACCATGGCCTCGGACCCGAGCATCGACATGGACGCCGGGACCGGGGCCAATATCTCCGGCTGGTCCCACGTTCTCCAAAGCATCGAGGACTTCATGACCACCCGCTTCGGCGAGCGGATCATGCGGGAGTTTTATGGGTCGATGATCCCCGCCTTCTTGGGCGAAAATCTGAACACGCAGACGGTGGTGCCGTTCTTCACCGCCCTCGCCGCCGCGGTCGAGCAGTGGGAGCCCCGCTTCCGCATCATCCAGATCGTGCCGGAAAGCGTCGGCCGTGACGGACGGCTGCAAGTCCACATGGAGGGCGAGTTTCGCCCCCGCGCCCTGCTCGGGGACTTCACCCCCGAGGGCGCCCGCCGCGTGACAGTCGTCGGCGGCACCACCGGCTCAATCGAGGTGACAGAATGACCGACCCGTTCCTCGCGGGGCTCCCCGCCCCCAGGGTGATCGAGGAGCTCTCGTTCGAGGCGATCTACGGCGCCATGAAGGCCGACCTGATCGTCCGCTTCCCCGACATCGCCCCGATCCTCGCGCTCGAAAGCAGCGCCGCGGTCAAGGTGATGCAGGTCGCCGCCTACCGCGAGCTCGTCCTGCGGGCCCGGACCAACGACGCGGCGCGGGCGAACCTGCTGGCCTACGCCACCGGCACCGACCTCGACCATGTCGGCGCCAATTCGAGCCCGTCCGTTGAGCGGATGCCCGGCGAGGACGACGAGCGGTTTCGCTCGCGCATCCTGCTGACGGTCGCCGCCCGCAACGTCGGCTCCGAGGGCCGCTACGAGCTCATCGCCCTCAACACCAGCACGCTCGTCCGCGACGCCATCGCCTACCGCGAAGGCCGCGACCCCACCGTGAAGGTGGCCCTGCTCTCGACCGACCCGACCGGAGTGGCAACCCAGCCGCTGCTCGACGCTGTGGCCGCAGCGTTCGCCCGGCCGGAGAACCGGATGGTCAACGGCGCCGTCGAGGTCCGCTCGGCGGTCACCTCGGTGGTCAACATCGTGGCGTCGCTCACCCTGGTGCCCGGCCTCCCGAGCACGGTCCTCGCCAATGCCGAGGCGGCGTTGCGCGCGGCGTGGCTCACCGAAGGCGGCCTCGGCCGCGACATCACCCTCGACTGGATCAGGTCGCGCCTGATGCTGCCGGGCGTCTATTCCGTCACTGTCACGGCCCCCACGGCAGACGTGATCAAGCCGCCCTTCGAGGCGGCAGCAATCGGCGCCGTCACCCTCACGGCGGCCGGGGAGAACAGCTAAGCCATGGCAAACGTGCAGACCCTGCTCCCGCCCAACGGGAAGCCCTTCCTGCGGGCCTTCGAGCAGGCGGTTGCATATGAAGAACGGCTGGCCCCCGGCATCGACCTGATCCCCAACGTCAAGGGGCGCGAGCTCCCCGACTGGCTCCGGTTCCTGCTGTACGAATACGGGCTGATCGAGCTCACCGGCTACGTGCCGAACCCCTACGACCTTCTCGCCACCGGCCGGGTCTGGCAGATCGAGCGCGACACCTTCGCGGCGGTCGCCCGCGGGCTTGGCTGGGTCGCGGCCCCCGGATCGGTGGTCGAGGCGCCGGCCCGCCGGTTCTGGTGGAACAGCTTCCAGCTGTACCTCCAGGCTCTCCCCCCGGCCGACGCGCCCCACCTTGAGCGCATCGACCGCGTGACCCAGCTGTCTAAGCCCTTCCGCTCCGACTTCCGCCGGGGCGTGTTCGGCTACGACGCCCCCGCCTTCGAGACGGACACCACCCGGCTCGACGCCAGCCTCCTCGACCGCGAGAGCGGCGTCCGCATTCGCGCGGGCGGCCCGCTGTGGTCGTTCGGGCGGCCGTGGGAGTTGGAGCACCAGTTGACCAGGACCGAGGGCGAGGCCCTCGGCATCTGGACCGACCGGATCGCCGACGCCGAGTTTCTGCTCGACTTCCTGAACGGCGAGGCGATCCTCGGCGACGACCCCACCCCCACCATCGAGGAGGGGTCGGACTTCGCTCGGGCCTCCTCCAAGCTCGCCGAGGCCCTCGACGGGTCATGGACCGAGTTCGCCCCGAACGTGATGGCGGTCACCGACCGGGGCCTGCTGCTCGAACCCGAGAGCACCCGGCTGACGGCGTTCTCGCTCGACGAGAACCCGACCGACGACGTGCTGCAGGCCGAGGTGCTCGCCGCTGGGCTCCCCGGCCCGATGGGCGACACCGCGGTCCGCGTCAAGTTCTCCGACGCGGGCTGGCTGCTCTATGTCCCGGCGGACGGGATCGAGCCCGACACGACCTACCCGGTTTCGTTCTTCGCGAAGCTGGTGTCGTCGTCCGGGTCCGGCCTCGCGGGGCCACTGTTCAGCCAACTGGCTGTGGGCGAGTGGCGCCGGGTCGAGGGGGAGGTCACCACCCCGGCCGTCCTTGACGGCCAGTGGCTCGACCTGTCGATGCTGGCGCCCGGCGCCGAGGTGATCGTCGAGCTCGACGGCTTCCAAATCGAAACCGCCGACCGGGTGACCTCGCCAATCCGGAGCGCCGAGATCAGCGACACCCGCGCGGCGGACGAGCTCGTCTTGGTCCTCCCCGGTGCCGACGCCTTCTACCTGACCATCACCTTCGACAACGGAGCGGCCCAGCCGCTTCTTGACATCCTCGGCCCCTACGCCATCGACCCGGCCGCTCTGAACCGCCCCTACGTGGCCGAGATCGGCTCGCTGCGGGCGGGCACATGGGACAGCATGGCGTTCCCCTGGGATGACGCCACGTTCCCATGGAACGGCGACGCCTCCTCGAACCGGGCCCGCATCCTCGCGGCGTGGTTCGAGGCCAACCCCGACGCCCACTTCCGGCTGAAGGACGCCGGGGGCGCCGTCATCGGCTACCGCCGGGTCCGCGTGGCCCGGCAAGTGGCCCAGCAGTTCGGCGGCCGCTTCGAGTTCGCTGGTGCCGACTATGGCGCCGACGAGGAAGGGACCACGGTTCTGATCGAGGCAATGACCGACGCTGGCAACGGCGGCGGCCAATCGGTGGCCACGGTCGAGCTCATTATCGGGGGCTCTCGCGAGGCGGGAGTGCCGCCTGGGCGGCTCTGGGTCACGCCGGGGCAGCTGACCGGCGGCGTCGTCATCGCGCGCAAGACCCCGACCATCCCGCTCCGCGCGACAGTGCGCGAGCGGCTGAAACTCATGCTGAGGTTTTAATGGCTTACGAGCACAAGAGCGGCATCGCCGGGGCGTTCGACCGAGCCGAGGACCGCCCCGACTGGCAGGGCGTGGTCTTTGGCGGCGACGGCGAGCGGTTCATTCAGGGCGCCGAGCTCAACGAGGCGCAGACCATTGCGCGGG